GTACATCTTACAACAAGTGATCGCCATGTACTCACTACAAGTAGTCGGACTCATGTCCCTAGGTTGTGTAGCATTCATTGGCATGATTTATGGAGAACTACTCCTTCTTCATAGGGGGTAGACACATGCTGAAGGTCAGATTTGAATATGACCTTCCAGAGTATGATCCATCAAAACACGATCCAGATAAAGTCTTCGGATTTTTGACCTATCGTGGTGTACATTATGCCAAGTGGATAGATCTAAAATCTAGAGCGGATAAAATCTGGAAGATAGACAGAGAGGGGTGACCCTCTCTTTTTTTATCTTTACAATAAATGTGTAGCAATTTATACAAAAAATAAGAGTCATTGTATGACACAATGATTCTGTCAAAATTTGCTAGTGTCTTGTCTAGATAGTGATAGAATTATGCGAGGTGAAAAAATGAACCCTTACCCTCCTCTACATTATGGTTCATTGTACGAGGGCGAACGATGCACAATCTACTATCACGCTCACAATTAGATGAGTGGCGACACTTTGAAGACACACTCGATGAATTGGAGGTAGAAAATCAAAAACTTAACGACTACTTTGAATGTCTAATCGAGTGCGATTCATTAGACCAAGGACAATGCAAAAGGATCTGTAGCTACATCCTTAAATAGAATTCTGAGAGGGGTTGCGACCCCTCTTTTTTTATGTTATACTGACAACATCTGTTATCTAAATATGGATAGAGAAAAACTAAAACTCATCGTCAAGAACCTCAAGTCTTTAACAAATGCGTTAGAGAGCGAGGTTTATTCTGACACGGATGCATATAAGATCCAGCTGCAGCAAGGTGGACCACACTTCGGATTTAATTATGATCAAGGAGACGATGACGGATACCCAGACTGATTGGCGTTACAGTGACGAACGTATGGAGTATAGACAAGCAGCACTTAGAGTTCTGCTTGCTAGATTTGGACACCAACTAGAGAATGGTGTGCCAGTGTATTCTTCCCAGTCAATCTATGAGTGTGCTCATGATTGGGTATCCCAAGGCAATGTTAGAACCGATGGCATTGTAAAATACTACTTGGCATACTATGACACGATTAAAAGACCAAATCAGATTAGCAAAGAAAGCTCTTAAACAAGCGAAGAAAAACCCTAATCTTTATTCAGAAGGAGAACTGCAGTACATGGCATTGCAGTTAGTTCGTGCTAAAATAGCACTGAAGGAAAAACAACTACGACGCAAACAGGAGAAAGGATTTAGTAATGAATTCAGTGAAATTGGTAACAGTAACTCCAGACGCAGAGAAGACGATGGGGTACGTGGCGAGAGTGAGCAATCCGAACAACCAGGAGAACCCTAAGGTCGCTGGTCTACTAGCGTATTGTATCAAGCACAACCATTGGTCTGTCTTTGAGCAGGCACACATGACCCTGGAGATTGAAACTACCAGGGCAATCGCAGCTCAAATTTTGCGTCACCGTAGCTTCACATATCAAGAGTTTTCCCAGCGGTATGCTGACAGTTCTATGTTGGCAGATGAGATCCCGATGTTTGATCTTCGCCGTCAGGATACAAAGAACCGTCAGAACTCTATTGATGATGTTGATCCTTTCTTGAGGCAGGAGCTTGAGATTACTCTTAAGCGACACTTCCAAAGTGCTATGGACATCTACAAGCACATGCTTGAAATGGGAATCGCAAAGGAGTGTGCTCGTTTTGCACTCCCCCTCGCCGTGCCCACAAAAATCTACATGACGGGCTCAGTAAGATCATGGATCCATTATATTGAATTGCGTTCCGCTAATGGTACGCAGAAAGAACACATGGACATCGCATTAGATGCTAAGCGTGTGTTCGCAGAACAGTTCCCTATTTGTGCGGAGGCACTTGGTTGGTTATGAAAACACTTACACTAGAAGACTATCAAAAAGCAGGCGAACAGTTTTGGCCTAAGTATTGGTACATCGCTAAAGAACTTGGGGAGGATGCCAAACCCGAGCAAGTCCTCAAAGTTATGGAAGCGATTGGTGGTGTTGCATTGAAGACAGCACTAGAAGAAAAACTATCTGGACCATTTGGTTTCAATAAGAAGGAGAAAGAAGATGGCAACGTACCCAGTTATTAATACTAAGACTGGTGAACAAAAGGATGTTGTACTCAGCGTTCATGATTGGGACCAGTGGAAAAAAGACAACCCAGATTGGACACGAGACTGGAGTGATCCAGATACATGCCCTGCCTCTGGTGAGGTGGGTGAATGGAGGGACAAACTAGCAAAAACACATCCTGGTTGGAAAGACATCATGAAAAATAAAGTCATTCCTAAAGCTCCACGAAACAAAACTATTACCGACAAGTACAACTACTGATTATGCCTGCAAGAAAGAAGACTACTAAAGCTCCTGGACAAGGTATGACTGCGAAGCAGAAGAAGCGTCGCAAACCTATTGACGAGGCATACATGGTCCCCGTCGAACCTCTCACTCACAATCAAAGTGTATTCTTTGATGAGTGGGACAAAGGAAAGATGATCTATGCCTATGGTGTAGCAGGTACAGGTAAAACCTTCGTGGCACTGTACAAAGCTCTGAAAGATGTGCTCAATGAGTACACACCATACGAAAAGATTTACATCGTTCGTTCTCTGGTTGCTACTAGAGAGATTGGTTTCCTCCCTGGTGATCATGAGGATAAGTCTTCTCTCTATCAAATCCCATACAAAAACATGGTCCAGTCCATGTTCGAGATGCCTGATGATGCATCATATGATATGCTCTATGATAATCTGAAGGCACAGGAAACTATCTCGTTCTGGTCCACCAGTTTTATCCGTGGTACAACACTGGACAACGCAATCGTTATCATTGACGAGTGTCAGAACCTGAACTTCCACGAACTGGATAGTATCATTACACGTATTGGTCAGGACAGTAAGATTGTATTCTGTGGTGACGCAGCGCAAACTGACTTGCAAAAGATCAGTGAGCGTACAGGTATCATTGACTTCCAGCGCATCCTTCAGAACATGGAGGAGTTTGCACTGATTGAATTTGGTATTGAAGACATCGTTCGTTCTGGTATTGTCAAGTCTTATCTCATCAACAAAATCAATCTGGGTCTATGATATTGTTTAATCATGTGGGACTAGATCCTATCGAAATGACTGCCGAGATGGTGGATGGCAAACGTGTTTACCTAACACCAACGGGAGATAAGTTTCCGTCTGTCACCACTGTGATTAGCAACAACCGAGAAAAGATGGCGGGCATCGCAAGATGGCGAGCCCGCGTTGGTGAGGAGAAAGCAAACAACATCTCCTCTCGATCTACTAACAGAGGTACAAAGTATCACTCTATAGTTGAGGACTACTTTAACAACAACCTGGATCTAAAAAAGTATAGTAAGTTTCCGCTACCTGTTCTGATGTTCCAACACAGTCGCCCTGATTTGGATCGTATAAATAACATTTACTTACAGGAAGCGGCGCTCTATTCCAAACATTTAGAGTTGGCAGGGCGCGTAGATTGTATCGCTGAGTTCGATGGAGTGCTGTCTATTATTGATTTCAAGACAGCAGCGGAACCCAAGCGTGAGAAATATCTTTACGACTACTTCGTTCAGGAGACAGCATACGCATGTATGTTGCAAGAAAATTACGGGTTGAGTGTTAAGCAACTCGTAACAATCGTTGCTTGTGAAAACGGAGAAACTCAAGTCAAGGTGCTTCCACCTAAGAAAGAATTCTTTATGAAACTAATGAGTTACATCGACGAATACCAAGAACGATATGGACAAAAAACAATTATTAGAGGATAAATTTATGACATCTGCGAAGTTTTCGCAGGAGGTGGAGAAGATTGCTTTGCACAATCCAGATATGAATTATATTGATTCGGTTATCCACTACTGTGAACTGAATGAAATTGAACTAGATAGTGTCAATAAATTGATCAGCAAACCGCTGAAAGAAAAGCTGCGCCACGAGGCACAGCAACTTAACTTTATGAAAAAGACCAGTCGTGCCAAGTTAATGCTAGTATGAGTTTCTTTCAATCCGATATCATTAAAGGTGACATCCAAGAGATGTTGGAGCTGCAGCAGTTCTGTTTTAGATCTGCTATGAACTTTGTTCTTCTCGACCCCGAGAGGAAGATGGAATACTTTGAAGCTCTAGAAAAGTTAATTGAAAAACAAAAGATCTTTTACGCTCGTGCTAAACTGAGCGATGACCCTGAGGCAAAGTCTATCGTCGAGACCATGAAGCAGGGTGTTGTCATGCTGGGTGCTACTCCTGGCACCACCATTGAAGAGATGTTTGATGAGCTGCTTGCCAAAGTGGCACACATGAAACAACAACTGGAAGCACAGGGTTGACACCCACCTAGTTTCCTGTTACTATAACTTCGTTGGGCAGACGGGACTGGGAGACTGGTTCGCACGTAAGACCCAACACTCAAACCAAATCCAAACTAATCCGAGGTAATCCAAATGTCATTCGCAGATCTGAAGCGTAAATCCCAGAACAATTTTGACTTCCTGCAGAAGGAACTTGAAAAGTCATCCAGCGGTAAGAACGTTGATGACCGTTTCTGGAAACCAGAGGTTGACGCTTCTGGCAACGGGTATGCTGTTATCCGTTTCCTCCCCGCCCCTGAAGGTGAGACTATCCCCTGGGCAAAACTGTACTCCCACGCCTTCCAAGGTCCTGGTGGTTGGTACATCGAGAACTCCCTGACTACTCTCAACGAGAAAGATCCTGTTGGTGAAGTGAACCGCCGTCTCTGGAACAGCGGTAGTGATGAAGACAAAGAGACTGCTCGTAAGCAGAAGCGTAAGCTCCAGTATTACAGCAACATCTATGTCGTGAAGGATCCTAAGCACCCTGAGAACGAGGGCAAGGTGTTCCTCTACAAGTATGGCAAGAAGATCCATGACAAGATCCTCGCTGCTATGCAACCTGAGTTCCAAGACGAGACTCCCGTCAATGTCTTTGACCTTTGGGAAGGTGCTAACTTCAAACTGAAGATCAAGAAGGTTGCAGGATACTGGAACTATGATTCTTCTGAGTTTGATTCTGTCTCTGCTCTCAGCGCAGACGATACTGAACTCGAAGGTATCTGGAAGTCTGAGCACTCCCTTGAGGCATTCACTTCCAAGGATCAGTTCAAGTCCTATGAGGATCTTGAGCGTCGTCTGAACCTTGTGCTTGGCATTGGTTCCCGTCCTGCCTCTCGTCCCTCTGTGGATGATGAAGAGTACGAACCCGCAGTGTTTGATACTCCTGCAGGTGGTGGGTTCAACGATGCTGATATCACACCTCAGTCATCGTTCCGTCAGCAGATGAGTGCTGCTCCTTCTCCTGTGAAGGAAGAGTCAATCGTTGAAGACGATGATGCCCTGTCCTACTTCGCTAAACTTGCTGAAGAGTGAGATGGAACTACGAGAGGGTCTGCTTGACCCTCTTAGTTGTCGCTACTTATTACAGTTTGATTTTTAAATAATGGATGTCGTTCACGCTTGGAACTCCATGTCTTATGGCGAGGGGTTCCTTTTTTCATGCTGGGTTATCGGAATGTACTACATCAAATTGAGGATGGATAAGTTCATTCGCTGACCTTTACTTAAAGCTTAACCTAACGTTAGTTTACATCTAGATTAAGCAGTGCTAAATTACTCTTGGATCAAAAGTCGTTGATCTATTTTTCACAAAGGAATTCCAAACAAATGAAAGCAATCGCTCTTGCCGCACTGGCTATGTCTGCCCTGGCGACACCTGCCCTTGCAGGACCCTATGTTGAGTCCAAACACGAATTTAAAGGCACTGATGAAGACTTCTCCAAGCAAGTCCATCAGGGTCGCATCGGTTATGAATGGAAGTTTGAACGCTTCGCTCCCTATGTTGAGGGTGGTCTTGGCGTTACTTCTCCTGATGGTGGTGATAATGAAACCTTCACCGCTCTTGAACTTGGTAGTAAGTTTAAGGTGACTGATAGTCTCTCTGCCTATGCTAAGTACGAAAATATCTTCCAAGACGATGACACTCGCGACTGGAAGTTTGAGATGGGCACCAAGTACAAGTTCTGAGGTAAAGGATAATGAAACTCAAAGCAATCGCTGCTGCCCTAGTGGCAGCACCCCTTGTGGTGGCATGTGGTTCCACTGAGCAAGCAAACGAACCATACAAATTGAATGGTGCGGGTGCTACCTTCCCCGCTCCCTATTATAATTCTGTCTTGGGTAGTCTTGCTAAGGATACTGGCAACAAAGTAAACTATCAAGCAGTTGGTAGTGGTGCTGGTGTCCGTCAGTTCAAAGCAAAGACCGTTGACTTCGGTGCTAGCGATGGTGCCGTATCTGATGCTAAGCAACCTGCTGAAGGCATGGTTCACGTCCCCATGACTGGTGGTGCTATCGTTCCTGCTTACAACAACCCTGGTTGTGATGCTAAGATGACACAGACTGAACTTGCTGATGTCTTCCTTGGTAAGATCACTAACTGGTCTGCCTTCGGTTGTGCTGACAAACAGATCACAACTGTGTGGCGTTCTGATGGTTCTGGTACTACCAAAGGTTTCACCAACTCTCTGTCTGCATTCTCTCCCGAGTGGAAGAAGACTGTAGGCACTGGTAAGTCTGTCGCTTGGCCAGTTGGTATCGGTGGCAAAGGTAACTCTGGTGTTGCTGCCACTATCAAGAACCAACCTGGATCTATTGGTTATCTGAACTATGGTTATGTAACTGGTGGTCAGTTCCAGCAAGTTGCACTTCAAAACAAGGCAGGTAATTATGTCAAAGCAAGTGCTGAAACATCTGCAGCAGGTCTATCAAAGATCGTCCTGGACGATCAGCTTCGTGGTGCTGACGCTAACCCTGCTGGTGCCAATGCATACCCTATTGTCTCCCTTACTTGGATCCTAGCG